CAGCGCCTCCTTGAATGAGCGACAAAAAAATCAAATTGTCGAAGCTGTTCAATCTGCCAATTCTGTTGAAGAAGCAAGTATGATCTTTGAAACAATTCAAAACGCAGTGGGGGCATCTCCTGATCAGAGAACTCGCCCACAAACACTTCGTGAAGCAGTTCAGAGACCTACATCGCTTTTGATCAATTCTAAAAAGAGAAACAATGAGGCAACACACGATCCTAAAATGGATCGTTTGCTGCGTTTAGCAGGTTTGAATAAATGACATTCAACAACAAATTATAGGAGGTTATAAAATGTCTATTGTACAGAAATTAACCGAAGGTATCGTCAATCGTGATCTCGCGAAGGAAGGTAGTGCTCTCATTTCTAAGTGGGAAAACACCGGTCTTCTTGAGGGACTGTCTGATGATAATGTTCGGAACGGTATGGCCCGATTGCTTGAGAACCAGGCAAAAGAGCTTCTCCGTGAGGCCAGCTCCATGCGTGCTGGTGATGTCGAAGGTTTCGCAGCCGTCGCATTTCCCCTCGTTCGCCGAGTTTTCGGCAACCTGATCGCCAACGACCTCGTTAGCGTTCAGCCGATGAGTCTCCCAAGTGGTCTCATCTTCTTCCTCGACTTTCTCACATCTGATGAGTCAGGCGCTGGAAACACAGGTGCCCTCCCTCGCGTGGGTTACCCGACACCCGCTTCGTCACTCTATGGTGGTGGAACGATCGCCGCTCAGTTGACCGGTGGTATTGACCTGACCTCGGGATCGCTCCCGGAGCAGGGACCATATGCCTTGAACAACGGCTACTCGTCCCCGACAGGTTCGCTGGGTGCAATCGGCTATGCTGACTGCATCATCGCCTCTGGTACAGTTGGCGGCACGTGGACTTCCGGTATCAATGGTCTCGGCGCTAACTTTTCTGGCTCTAACCGAGCCCTTGATGGTGACCGACTCGTTGAGTTCGACCCCGATCTTTCGGGTGCCTTTGTTGCTGTTGCTTCTGTGCCTTTGGCTCAGTTTAACAGTGCAGTCAATGGTGTTCAGTTCAATCTTGACGACCTCGTCACGATTACCCTGAACGATGGTGGTTCCGCGAACCCCCTCTCCCTCGGCGGACTGCAGGTTCGACGTCTTACGCGACCTGATTACAGGGTGGATGGCAACATTCTTCTTGTTGTTCAGCAGCAGACGTCTACAAATGCTGCTTCGTCCTCGCTGATCAACGCCGACCAGGCAACCTTTACAATCACCGATCGTTTTAGCAACGGTGGTCAGATTGGTTCGGTCGTTGGTGGAGAAGAGTGGGCACTGGAAGGTAACGCTGAGATCCCCGAGATCGACATCAAGGTCGATTCCGTGGCTGTCACCGCTATCACCAAGAAGCTCAAGGCCAAGTGGACTCCGGAGTTAGGACAAGATCTTAACGCCTACCACAACCTTGATGCAGAGGTGGAGCTTACTCAGATTCTGTCTGAGCAGGTTGCTCTTGAAATCGACCGTGAGATCGTTGAAGATCTCGTGCGTGGTGCCAAGGCTTCTACCCTCTACTGGTCGCGTAACCCCGGTAAGTTCGTTAACCGTACAACGGGAGCGGATATTTCGGCAGGTGCAAACCCGCCGGACTTCACGGGTAACGTGAGTGAGTGGTATGAGACCCTCATTGAGACCATCAATGATGTCTCGGCACAGATCCATCGCAAGACTCTGCGTGGTGCTGCTAACTTCTGCGTCGTTGGATCAGAGGTTGCCAACATCCTTGAGTTCACTGCTGGCTTCCGTGCCAATGTGACTGCTGATAGCGACCGCGGCGACGCGGGTGCTGTTAAGGTTGGTTCGCTTTCGAAGAAGTTCGACATTATTGTCGATCCTTACTTCCCGCGTAACTTGATCCTTGTGGGTCGACGCGGAAGTAGCTTCCTTGAGAGTGGTTATGTGTATGCGCCTTATGTGCCGCTGCAGACCACCCCGACGATCTTCGGCGTTGAAGACTTCGTGCCTCGCAAGGGCGTGATGACTCGATATGCCAAGAAGATGGTGCGTCCGGATATGTATGGACTGGTTGTCGTTCGCGACCTGGTTTAGATATAACCTGACTTAAGGT